TTGTTACCCGGAATTAAATTTTCATGAAAAATTTATTGTAATTTTTTTGATTCTGATCTATTAGATTTAAAGAGTCGAAGTTATCAGAGAAAGATAACAACATCTAGTCTAATTCATTAGGCTATCTGAGAAAAGGTATATGCTTTCGTAAGAAAGTAAACCCCTCCACAAATATATCCTATATACTAATATATGAAAAATAATACATACAACATAACAGTTAAGCTATGTCGTATCTTATATCCAAATATTAATGTTATAGAATATCTAAATCCTTATTTTAAATTATTTAATAGAATGGAAAGAAATAACGGTATAATATATACTGTTAAATTTTTCAAACAAGGAAGACTACATTGTACTAGGTACATATGTGGTAATCCTTTATTATTTAATAAAATAAAATTAGGAATAGATCCTGATGGGTGACCAATAGTGTTTGCCTTTCTAAAAAATTTAAGTAATGGATCTTTAGAGGAAAAAAAGTTTTTATTAACTATTTTATCCTTGACAAGATCAATTGTCTTAAATAATAAAGAAAGACAAAAATTAATTCCTGATTATAATTCAATATCTAAACCTTCTGAAATGAAAAAAATCATTCCTTCTGGTTTTATTAAAGAATTTGTCAAAAAGTTTAATCTAAATTGTGAATTGCCAAAATTTGATAAAAATAATATATATTTATCAAATAAGGCTGGTCCAATTGGTAAAACAACATTAAATGCTTTAAGCACTATATGTAGTTTATCCTATTACACCATTCAAAATTTATACAAACTTACTGACGAAGAAGGAATTAATTATTTTAATCAAAGTTACAAATTTGCTTGAGATATGAAAAATAGTAATATTAATCATATCACAGGAAAATTATCATTTATTTATGATCCAGAGTGTAAATTGAGAATAGTTGCAATAGTAGATTACTATACACAATTATTCTTGAAACCTATCCATGAAAAAATTATGAATAAACTTCAAAATTTTTCGCAAGATAGAACTTATACTCAAGATCCTTATAATAAATGAAACAATGATTTAAATCAATATTGATCACTAGATCTTTCATCAGCTACAGATAGATTCCCAATTAAACTTCAAAGAAGACTTTTGGAACATATGTTTTCAAAAGAATTATCTGAAGGTTGATTTGGAATACTATCTGGTAGAAAATTTAAGACACCTAATGGTCATATGGTTTCATATGAAACCGGACAACCAATGGGTGCTTATTCTTCTTGAGCTGCCTTTACATTAACCCACCACTTAGTTGTACATTGATGTGCACACTTATGTGGAATTATGAATTTTAAAGATTATATAATTCTTGGTGATGATATTGTTATTAAAAACGATAAAGTTGCAAGATTATATAAAATTTGAATTAATAATTTGGGTGTAGATTTATCTGAAGCTAAAACACACGTATCTCACGATACATATGAATTTGCAAAAAGATGAATTTGTAAAGAGAAAGAAAT